AACTTTTCCGCCTTTGCCATAACCAACTCTTCCACCTTTTCTAAGATTAGCTACGCCACCAGCGTCTGCTATTCTAGACATACCCATGTCAAAGTTAGCAATGTTTTCAGCAACTCTTGCATCACCTGTTGGAAGCATATTTGTAGTCATATCTTGACCAACAAATTGTAAACCTCTGTCGCCTCTGTTTTTCATCATAGCACCTAATCCAGCCAACGCCGCTCCAGCCGCTAAAATTTTCTTAAGATTACTTTTTTTACTTTTTTTCTTAGCCATTATTTTTTACCTCCGTTTCTAAATATCTGTGTACCCTTTATACCAAAAATACTCGCAACTACAAGCACCCATAAATTCGTGAACCATTTCGGAAGCTCATGGAAGTACTCGAAGAACAGTTTTACCTTCTCCATGGCAGTCGGATCGTCTGACATGACTGCCCACATTAAAACTACGATAGGCGCCGAAATTATAACGAGTACAAATTCGTCCTTATAATCGTTTTGTCTAGCTTCAAGCAATTTGCCTTGGTAAGTTTCCTCACCCCGAGCCATTTTCTCGGCATGCATAAGTTGGGCGTCAGACATAGCCATCTTCGTCTTTTGACGATTAGAATATATCTTACTACCAGCTTGCAAAGCAATTTTTGCTAAACTGAACCAGGCCATTAGTACGCCTTTGATTTTCTTCTTTTCTCAGGCATCACTTTACCTTGACCTTGTACTTCAAGCTCAGGTCCACCTGTACCAATTAAGTTAAATGCTTGGTCTGCAGTTGTTTTAGATCTAGGATCGATCTCAGTTTGCTGCTCACCAACCTTAACTTCTTTGATGTTATCTAGTTTTTCCATTTTTTCTCCTTGTTTTTTTCTTTTCAACGCCTTTTATAACACCTTTATTCTTCGAGGCATAGAAAACTGTTTCACCACGCTTCTTACCGTACTGTTTTTTCATAGATTTTATAATTTTTCTACCTTTTTCAGTCAACGGCATCTTAATTTTCTTCAATCTCTACTTTTTTAGCACCAGTTTTTGCTAAACTTACGCCCGCTCTCAACATGGCTAGCTCTTTATTCTGATCTAGCTTGTCATCGAAGTTAGATTGGTTCATCATAGCTCTCATTCTATCTAAACTTAACCTTTCTTCGCCTTCTTCACGTTTTCTAGCATCGTCGGCGGCTCTTAAATCTAATTCTCTTGCTTTTAACTTCGCAACAGGGTCATTTCCGAACTGACCCATAATTTTATTCTCTTCATCTTTAAATTCTTGAGACATTTCTGCAATTAATTTTGCTTTTCTAGACTCCATCGCTAAAGTTAAAGATAAAATTTGTTGTTGAACATTAGGATCTTGTTGTGCAAGCATCGGATTAGCTTGTAGTTGTGCTAATTGTTGTAACTCTTCTCTAAATTCTACTTCAATCTGCTCTTGAGACATCAAAGAGATGTGTTCAAAAATATTTTTTTCTAATGCGCCAAGCACGATTGGATTATTTCTAGCTAAATTTGTAGCCATAAAGTTTAAATGCACTGTAATGTGTGCTCTATGATCTTGTCCTTTAAAAGCTTGAAAAGGTTTTCCAGATAAAGCTAAGATATTTTCTGCTGCTGGGTCTACCGGAGTAGGTTGTTGGGGCGGTGGTAAGATCTGATCAATGTTTTTTACACCGATTGCTTCATACATGTTTCTATATGCTTCATATAAATTATGAATCTGTGGATTTGACTGAGCAAGTTGTAACTCTGTTTGTGCCATAGATATTCTTTGTGTTTGTGAAAAGATGTTTGGATCCGCGATAGGGACAATATCCACTCTGTCATCGAAATCTGTTTGTTTAATATTTCTTTGCCCACCTACAACATCATAAGGATACTCTGGTGGTAAATAAGTTTTGAATACATCGGCTAATAATTTAAATTCTTGTTTCATGGCAACATACAATCTTTTGTGTATGGCTGACATTACACGTGAACCACGTTCTAATAATGCAATCGTTGTGCCTACGGCAGCTTGTTTGTTTGCTTCACCCACTTGCATATCAGCAATCGATGCAAATCTTTGACCTGCATTAACCACAATACCCATTAACTGCAATAAGGTTTGTGATGGTTCTTTAAAAGGTAAAGGCATAAATGCATCCCTAATGTTTCCACCTGGCGCGTCCACGTCCCTGAACTCACCAGGTTGGATAGACTGGGCTTCGTCTCTGACACGAATACCCCTTTGTTTAAAACCAGCGGGTAGATTGGACAATGTTCCCGCATCAAGTAATTGACGGAGCGCAGATGTTGCTGTTCGAGAAAGGCCGCCAATCATATGGATCAATCCGAAACCGTAGAACCCAAGACCTGGTAAAAACTTGAAATGAACGAAGTATTGAGTTTTCTGTTTTGTTGGATCGCCAATTTGGTAATTTCTTCTAATGGATAAAACTTCTCTTGAACCTGCTTCGATCGTTACGACGTATGGTAATTTAATTCCTGTAGGTTCACCAAACTCGTCTCGATCTTCAAAACCTTCTAAATCTAAATTAATATGGCATTCGATAAGTTGATAAACATCTTCGTCTCTTGATTTTCTAACACCTTCAAGTTCTCTTTCTTTTTTTTCAACTTCAGTCTCTTGCATGTAACTCGGATTAATTTCTATATCTCTATAGAAACCACCCACTTGTTTTTTTCTTAAATCATTTTCTGAAATTTTAATCGTGTGCATCACTGCATCAGCATCATCGAGAGACGTGGCAGTGTATGGCACGATCAAATCATCAGCAGGGACAAACTTAGAGACGGCTCGTCCTAAGAGTTCATCGTAATAAACTTTTTTGAAAGCTGAACCTGATAGGGGGAGGTAGAACAACATTTGATCAAACTCCGGTTCGTATTCTTTCATCTTATCCATGATCTGATAATTCATAAAATCTTTAACCCTTTGTGACTGATCTTGTCTTGCACGATCTGTTTTACCAATCGTTTGTGTTCTCACAGGTCCTTGTGCAGGTAATAGTTCTTTGTATGCTTGTGCTTGAAACTGTGTAACAGCTTCTGCTAACACGGGGTGTGTTGCACCACTTGCACCTTGGAAAGGTTGTGTTCTAATTTCGTATTTAAATCCTAAAAGATCTAAACCTTTGGTATAACCATCTTCCCAATCTTTTCTTGATGTTTTGTATTGTGTGTAATTATCAAATAACTCAGAACCCATATCAGCTAAAATATCGTCGGGTAATAATTCTGCTAGGTTTGCATAGTGATCGCCACCTTCTTCAGGACTCGCGGCTGCGGGATCAAAATTAATTTCTACACTGCCATCCTCGCCTTGAATGATTTCAGTGTTTTCTGGATTCGGAACTTTGTCTTCTTCGGACTGGGCCGCTTCGACTAATTCTTCCTCACTAGGTAATTCTATTGTTTGCTCTACGTTGGGTAAAGCTTTGTCTATGTTGTCTTCTGCCATTTAATTTCTCCAATCTCACAGTCTTAACAGTATTATCTTGAATATTCAACCCTTGAGGCGTGGGCCCTGATTTAGGAGGTATAGTTCTAGTTAGTTTCTTTATCATCTAATGCTAAGATTTCTGTGGCTGTATTTTTCTCTGGCTCCGATAGTAAAATTCTACGTTGCTCAGGGTCCGAGGGATAAGTGCTTTTATCCAACGGATCGTATTTTTTTAACTTACCTTGTTTTTGTATTTTCTCTAATATTTCTATAAATTCCATTATACCGCCAATATGTTAGCCAAGCCAAGAGACTCAGGAACCATGCCACCCTCAGCAAATTTAAGAAAGGGAAACTTTGCTTCAAGCTCAGGATCAAACATTCTTCTGATTCTATTCTTTTCAATCTCAGATAATTTGGCAAAATCTTTTATAGTGTACTCGCCACTTGCTACAATTTGATTATCTATTTCTTTTAACGCTGATTTGACTTCAGGTGTTACATTACCTGGAAATCTATTTTTCTTTTGTTTAGCAAGTCTTTTTCCGAGGTCTTTAAATTCAGATCCTCTACCACCTCTTCTATATAGATCTTTAAAAGTCTCAGTAGTAATAATTCCACCTTTGTTTAAAACTGATCCTGTTTCTTTAAATCGAACAAGATCTGAAACGTTATCCATTAATATTCTTTCTTCTAGAGGATTAAGTTTTCCTTTTCGAAAAAGAGACAAACTACTTCTTAAATTCATAAACTGATCATCTAATAAATCAGTATTATTTTTAAAATTTGTGCCGATAACTCTAGGATCTAATTTTGCATTAGTTAATAGGCTCTTGTTCCCTGTTCCCACAAACGCGATATCATCAACCTTATCTAAATCTCTTGGTTTAAGACCAAGTCTTCCTGCTAACTGTAATAACGTTCTTCCAAATGCGAAACTAGCCATAGTATTCTAAATTACCTCTGTTAATCGGTTCTAACTTTTCGTCTTCTCTATGCGCAATGAAATAACCACCACGTAGTCTCATTATCGCTTGTGTTACAGAATCCACATAGTCGTCATGATCGCCGTGTGGAAACGCAGCACATTCTTCTATCACCTCTTGAGCGTACATTTCATGAAGGGGCGCCCATATTCTTCCGTCCTCAAATAGAGGTGAAACTGAGTTAACTCTCGCAAACTTATCATTTCCTCGCGACGGTGTAAAGGTAGTTACGGGTATTCCGATTCGTCTAAGTTCAGCCACGAGTGGCAGACCCGAAGCCTTAGCTTCGATGATAACCATGTCAGGTCTATACTGTAGGTAAAGTTCGTGAGCCCTGCGCCTTAGTTCAGGGAACTCGAACCGGGATTTTTCTGCATGCATTAAAATACATTGTTGTCCGTTGTCTTCAGATTCAAAGACTCCCCAGGTTGTAACCGCAGAATAGTCAGCCGTATTTGATTTTAAAAAAGCTGTATCGTAACTTTGTAAAACAAAACTTGGTGAAGGCAAAGTTCTTGAATCCCAGTCCTGCCACCACTCTCGTTTGATCAAGGCACCTTCATCTGATGTTGGCTCTTGCATATACTGAGCATTCCATCTAGACGGGGTCAGCGTTGCCTGAGTCTTTTGCAGTTCTTTTATTTTCCAAAATTCTGGCCAACACGCTTTGCCTGATGGCATGATCGCTGGAAACTTAATCACCTTCCATTGATCGGCATCATCTGCCATTTGAGCTTTTAATAACTGACCCGTAATATCTTTGGTAGACCAACGTGTCATAACCACAATAATTTTACCACCAGGTTGCAAACGTTGTCTTGGACCTGATAGATACCAGTCCCATGCTTTATCAAAAGACTTACCATCTTTTCTTAAATCTTGTTCTTTGTGTGGGTCATCGATGATTAATAAATCAGCACCACGTCCTGTGATCGCTCCGCCTGTACCAGCAGCAAAGTATTCTCCGCCCTGTTCCGTTTTCCATTTTCCTGCAGCCTGCGAGTCCTCCATCAGTCTTGTGGGAAAAAGGTCCGAGTACAAGGGATCGTCGAGCAAGTGTTTTACTTTACGACCAAAGTCTACAGCTAGATCCGCTGTGTGAGTTGTTTGAATAATTTTTAGTTTTGGATTCTTTGCTATCATCCACGCTGGCAAGAAATAGGAAGCAAACTCAGACTTCGTATGTCTTGGTGGCATATTGATAATTAATCTATCTACCTTGTCATCGGCCAAAGCATTAAACATCTCAGACATATCTTTGTGGTGGCGACCCTCAATAAAATCTGGCCACATGTACTTCACGAATTTCAAAAAGTCAGACTCGAGATCTTTTCTAAAGTCATCTAAGATTACATTTTTCTTAGCCCTAATGTATTGCTGTTCCTCGACCAAAGGCAAATTAAAATTTTTTGTAGAATTTTTTTCGTCGTTTTTCATATCGTAATTGTTTTCATCCTTACCATGATTAAGTGAATTATGCTATATAGGGTATGTCTTAGGATCCCTTTTTGTTGTTTAGGGGGGTGGGGGGTCGTAATTACGATCGCATTTCCAAACCCTTTAGGATCCATTGGGTGGGCCCGCCCGCGCTCAAGCCCCCGCGACCCATAACGGTCATAGTGTCCTAGATAATCCTTGACACAATATGTAGTACCCCGATCCCCGCACCGAGGAACGGGGATAATAGCTCTTGTAATTTCTTTTTTAATTTCGTAAAGTCATGGATAATAATGGAGGAAAAAATGAAAAAAGAAAAA